TCCAGGCATGCCTGGAGAGCCTCGGTGCATCGATTCCTCGATCACCGACCCGTTCTGGGTCTAACACGGTGACCCACCGTGTCGTTATTGTGTCATATTGGGTCGAACCCTAAGGAAATATGACATGGTGACTCCCGTAACGGAAACAATTGGCAGTGGCGGGTGGTTTAAATCTACCACTCGCTATCGCCAACGAAAGCCGTATCGGTCAGCCCTACCGTACATTGCGCACGGTACGTCTTGTAACTACGCTTCGGGACACACCGGTGGCCAATTCTACACTGTCTCCCATGGGGCAGTGTGGGGTTTCGGCTCCGATGAATCTCCTCCCGTGTTACAAGCTCGAGCGAAGGCCTATGACAAAATCATTGGTAAACTTCGCGGGGAGGCGGGCGCAATGCTCGCCGTTAACGTAGCAGAACGCAAGCAGTCTCTTGATATGATCGCCAAAAGAGGCGGTCAGCTATTGAGTGCTGTGCGCGCTTTCCGGAAGTTTGATATCCCTAGTGCCCTCGGGCACTTAGGTTTCAAACTCCGGCTGGGTACCAAGCGCCGGGAGGCGACTTGGGTGAGAAAAGGAAAGGGACGTACGTACTCCCTCCCAGCTAAGAAGGTCGAACTCGACACATACCGACTCCGTCGGCGTGTGAAGAAAGTTGGCTCTCTCTGGCTGGAGTACCACTTTGGGTGGGCTCCTCTTCTCTCTGATATACATGGGGCGATCGACGTTCTTCAAGACAAGCAGTTTGCTTTCCGGAAAGTCTTTTCCGGCGCGGCTACTGTCCGAACTGAACGCTCGGTCAACCAACCATGGTATTATCAGTCACAGTGGTGGGCTAACCAGGAGACCTTGATGGGCAGCTTCGGCTGCCGCTATCAGTGTCGAATGGAAATCTCATCACCTAACGCCTTAAAGGCGTCTCAACTGGGCATGGTAAACCCAGCTTCAGTCGCTTGGGAGTTGATACCCTTCAGCTTTCTTGTTGACTGGTTCCTACCTGTTGGAAGGTTCTTAGACAGCTACACCGACACCGTCGGCATGAGCATCTTCGACATTCAACGAATGGAACGACGGGAGGCAAGTCATACGAAGTTCCTAACTTCCCCTTGGGGAAGGACGGACGACAAAGACCAGGCCTTCAGCGTTCAGCGCACGCTCCCCTCTTCACTACCCATTCCTGGTATTATGGATAGGCGGGGCACGGGCATCGCCAGTTTGTCGCGCGGGGCAACTGCCATCGCGTTACTAGCTGGTTTCTTCAAATCGTCGAAATGGTCCTAGACCTTCACTCGACAAACCTCCTTTCTCCCTGATGCTGTGCATCAAAGAAGATGGTCTATACTCTGATAATCGCTCTGGCTTAGCAGCCAGGCGCAGTCGGACCTAGATCAAGGAGCAACTCTCAACCTAGGAGTTAGTTATGCCACAAATGGCCAACATTACAGCGAAGAACGCTGCCCTCCTCGACGTTATCTTCAACGTCGTCACCGGCGCTCAAGGCGACGGAACCCCGGCAATCTGGACTGCTACGGCCCTCTCGGGCTCTGCAATCGGACGACCCGTATTCTCAATCGTGTCCCGTTGGAACGCGGCGAAGAATGCTCGGAAAGTCCTTCCCAAATTGGTCGTACCTTACACGGTTACCGACCCGGCCACTACCCTTCTCAAGGTGGTAGCCAACGTTGAGTTCGTCGGCGGCGAGATGACGGCACCTATTACGGTGCCTGATTCTTTCAAGGCCGATGCCACAGCAATGTGGACATCTCTCAACGCGTCGGCGCTCGTGAAGGAATGCTTCAACACTGGTTACGCAGCAGGCTAATAGCCTAACTGTTTCAAGTTATGAAGCACCTCGATCAACGATTGACGAAGGTTCTGAAGCGACTGTGCGCTCAGACAAACACCCCTTTCTCTCGCCAGGTTAGTAACCTGTTAAGCGACGGAAAGGTTGTGGATCTTTTCTCCTTGAGGGTGGATCCGCGTAATTACGAGACTCCTGCATCTTATTATCAAGATGCTGTGATCGGCGAACTACTTCGGAAGTATGCTGATTATAGCACAGACCGCGATTTAAAAGCGGAGGCGCGCGCTCTCTTTGCAGAGACCGAGCGTCGTAATAAGGCCTCTAACGTCTATCTCAAACACCTGCGCGTCGGCAACGGGGATTATACCCTCAACGACGTGCGCATGGTTGACTTCTTGTCCTCCGTGAGAAAAAAGGTGAGCGAACTCATGGGTCCACTACCCCGTGATTTGATAGGCCGCTTTGGTAAGGGCTCTACGTTTGGGGACATTGGCAAGTACATCACTGTACCTGATAAAATGTCTACAAGACCAACCATCACGCGAGAATCCCGCGACTTCCTCAGTTTCTTCACAGAAACTGCGTGGTTTCGGAGCTTGTGTGTTTCCTTCCCTGATCGTACTGACCCTGAGGTCGTCCGAGGTAACCGATTCACATCGGTTAACAAGGAAGCGCTTAAAGAGCGCGGTATCTGCATTGAAGCAGGCTTAAACGTCTACTTTCAACTCGCAGTTGGCAGTCACTGGAAAGACCGACTCAAGCGCAAGTTTGGGTATTGTCTCTACACTGCACAAGACAGGCATCGACACATGGCGCGAGTAGCGTCACTCACCGGGAGGTGGGCAACTGTCGATTTAAGGAATGCTAGCGACCTCTTTAGTTATGAGCTAGTCAGGGCTGTCTGCCCTTCAGATTGGTTCGAACTGTTGTGTTGCCTCAGGGCGACGCATACTGAGGTTAACGGAAAATGGCATAAGTTGGAGAAATTCTCCAGCATGGGCAACGGTTTCACCTTTGAGCTCATGACAATCATCCTAACGGCCATTTGTTTGGTCCTCGGAGAAGATGTCTACTCTCTGCGTGGAATCGCCACTGCTTACGGAAGACCTGATGTAATACCCTACTCCACTGATGGTGACATCAGTGTGTTTGGGGACGACATCATCTGTCCTCCTGCAGTAGCCCTATTGCTATTAAAATGCCTTCCCGCTCTTGGCCTCGAGGCTAATGAGAAAAAGACCTTCCTTTCAGGAAACTTTAGGGAATCTTGCGGCGGGGACTTCTTTCTGGGAGTAGACGTTCGCGCCTACAACTTAGAAAGGGATCCCTTTGAGCAACCCGCAAGTATCATCGGATTCGCCAACGCTATTCGTCGTTTGGGCCGGCAACACCGTTCTGGTGTTGCTGGTTTTCGCGATTATAGTCGTGTTTGGATGGGCATTCTTGATGCTCTTCCGAACGATATCCGTAGGCTACGCGGTCCCGAGCATCTCGGCGACCTCGTTATCCACGACTCAGAAGACCAATGGAACAAACAATCGGCAACCCGGCGTAGAACGCCGGACCAACGAACGTTTGTCCGAGGATGGGTACCAGTCGCAAAACGACTGAGACTCACTCTATGGTCACCTGAGACGCAGTTAGCAAGCGCACTTTACGGTGTCCCCTCGTCTGGCGTTACCCCCCGTTTGAACGGGGAGGACGTTATTCGTGGGTACCGTAAGCGCTGGTTGGCGGTCGGTTGGTAACCGACCGCAGGTGCCTTAACAGCACCTAGCTTTTTCTTGCTATGCAAGTGGAGGCCCAAGTTTGGGTCGTAGGGGCACCACCCCAAGTGGATGAACTCGC